CTCAAAAAATTAAGTAAAATTAAGTAAAAATTAATTAAAAATTAAGTAAAAATTAATTAAAAATTAAGTAAAAATTAAGTAAAAATTAAGTAAAAATTAAGTAAAATTAATTATTTTTTAAAAAATCAAAATTACTTATAAAAATTATAATATCATATATTATATATGGTAGAATACAAGTGTATGAGATGTGGATATATTGCATCTCAACGATGTAATTTTAAAAATCATTTAAATCGCAAAAATATATGTTATCCACTACTTGAAGATATTAGTATAGAAAATGTTAAAATGAAGTATGGTTTTATAAAATTAGACAACGATCCTCAAAATTCCTCACTTTTTCCTCAAAACTCCTCACTTTTTCCTCAAAATTCCTCATTTTCTCCTCCTCAAAATTCCTCACTTTTTCCTCAAAATTCCTCACTTTTTCCTCAAAATTCCTCACTTTTTCCTCAAAACTCCTCACTTTTTCCTCAAAACTCCTCACTTTTTCCTCAAAATTCCTCACTTTTTCCTCAAAATAATGAAAATAATCTTAGTAATAGTTTAATTTGTAAATTTTGTAATAAGAATTGTAGTAGAAGTGATAATTTAAAAAGACATTTAAAAACTTGTAAAAAAAAAAAAGAATATGAAATATTATTAGACGAAAAAAATAAAGAAATAACATCATTAAAAACACACTTAGTTGATAAAGATAATATACATAATAAAATTACAAACAATATAAATAATATAAATAATACTAATAATACTAATAATACTAATAATACTAATAATACTAATAATAATACAATTATAATTAATAATTATGGTGAAGAAAATATTGAACATATTAATAAAAAATATTTATTAAATTTATTTAGTAAAACACATAGAGCAATACCTTTATTAGTTGAAAAAATACATTTTGATCCAAAACATCCAGAAAATCAAAATATAAAACTACCAAATAAAAAGTTACCCTATATAAAAATAAGAAAAAATGACAAATGGCAATTTGTTGATCGAAAATCAGAAATACTAAATTTAATTGATGCTATGTGTTTTATATTATCTGAAAATTATCAAACTATGGAACTTAAAGGAAAAAAAAATCTTAATCAAAATCAAATTAATGTAATAGAAAAATATTTAGATAAATATCGTAATGATGATAAGGAATTAATGAAAGAATTAGAAAATATTGTAGATTTAACTTTAATTAATAATAGTTTATAATTTAATATTTGTTTTATAAAAAATTAAATTTATAACATGGATTTCATTATTTTTATTTCTTCATTTTGAGTATCTATTATTTTTTTTGATAATTTTTTTATCTTAATATTTTTTGTTTTATTATATATTTTATATGATGTAGTTAATGCAGTTGAATGATGACTTATCATTCTTTTTAACCACTCTTTATCATTAACTAATAATTGCTGTCGTAATAATATTATTGATACACCGATAGATAATATAATTCCAAAAGAGAAAACTAATATATTAAAATGTCCTATTGATAAATAATGCACTATTTCATGTGCCCATATCATATTTGAAGCCATTAATACTCCACCATAAAATAATGTTTGTGATATATACAAGTCCGAAAATCTATATGCTAATATGTTCATAGGATTAAATAATATACCAACAATTACCATTACAATAAACATAATAATTTGTTTTTTATATAAATTAGTATTCATTTGCATATATATATATATATATATATATACTAAAAAAAAAATGCTCGTAGCGGGATTCGAACACGCGACCTTCGCATTACAAGTGCGACGCTCTACCAACTAAGCTATACGAGCTAATACGTATACTACAGGATTCGAACCTGCGCAGGATAATTCCTAATGGCTTAGCAGGCCATCGCCTTAACCACTCGGCCAAGTATACATATAGCGCACACTACAGGATTCGAACCTGTGCGGGAAGTTCCCAGTAGATTTCAAGTCTACCTCCTTAACCACTCGGACAAATGTGCAATTAAAATCTTGAATATAAAATAATCTTACATATAAATATATTAAATTATTTCTAAATACTTTTATTTGATATTAAACACAACAACAAGTATCATCTTCACAACATTCTTTTTCATTTAATTTTTTAAAACCAAGTTCTTCATCAATGTGTTCTAGATTTAATTCACTAAATTTCTTATTTCTCATTAATTCTAGATATTTTTCTGATTTTAGATTTATCATGGCTTTATAAATATCTTTAGTTTTATTATTTTTTAAATTTTTAAATTTAGTATCACTATATTGTCCTTCAATCCAATCTGGAACAATATACTTACAACGTTGTTTAGTTTCAACTATTTGTTTTTCTATTCCATCTATAAAATCACCAGGATCCGCTTCTTTTACAGGATTTAATCTTTCAAATTTAAGTTTTGTTATTATTTGGTCAAAAGCCTCAGTGGCATTTTGATGTGCTTCGGCACGAGTACTATATTCAAAAGCATTAGAAAATGATTGAAATAATGTTGTTACCGATGCCATTACACCAACACTAACAGTAAATACTGTACTATATTCTTCAAAATATGCAATAGATGCTAAAAATGAACCAATACCACTAAGAGAACTAAGAACAATAGATGGAACTGAGAAATATTTATCCATACAAGCATAATGACGAGCACACATCCAATGTGTTTGTCTTTTAAGATTACAATACTTTTCTAAACTCTCATAAATCTTATCAATTTCTGCAGGGTTATTAAGTTTAGCTAAGTCTACAATTACACGTTGTACTGGTTTTTCAGGTGCCTGTATAACATTTTCAATATCATTTTGTTTATTTCCACTATTTTTATCATTTGTACTATTTTTATCATTTGAACTATTTTCTACATTTGTAATAATTGTATTTACTACATCATCTACATTTTTATTACCTGTTTCAATTAATACTTGTTCTTCATTAGTTTCTAATGGTGCACATAGATTTTCAATATTTTCTGAATTATCTATAACGTCTTGATTATTGGACATTATATTAAGTAAAGTATTTTATAAAATAAATTTAAACCTAATTATATACAATCATTATCTAAACATTTTTCATTTTGAACTTTAAAGCTTTTTTCAAAATTTTTTTCACAAATGTTTAGTTTTTTTTTATCTTTTTCTAATACACTTATACTAAAGTTAATATTTAAATCAGAATATGTTTCTATTTTATGATATACACCCATTTTGATGTAAAAAATATTTCCGGGTTTTAAAATATGTTTAGTATATTTTTTATCTGTTATCTTATTTTTTAAATAAAGTATACGTGTACCTATTAATTGGACTAAAATTATATTTACACAATCAAAATGATAATCAAATGACCAGTTTGATTTACTAACACGAATATTACCGGGTTCAACATTTTTTTTATTTAATTTTAAATATTTTACTGTAGGAAGGTAAGCATATTTTAAAATATATTTAGATAAAGTATTATTATTAAATACTTGTTTAATTTGATAACGAAATTTATTATTATTTTTATTATTATTTTTTATAAAATCATAAAGTGTTGTATTAATATATTTAAATGCATCTAAACTATTATCTTTATATTTTAATACAATAACTTTAGATTTTTCAATATTATGTAATTTATTTTTAGTAAAATATTTCATTATACTATTTGGTAATTTTAAGTCATAATTAATATATGTTTCATTTTTTCTATTTAAAAATAAAACTGTAAAAATTAAAATTAAAATTAATAATAATAAAGTTATATTTTTATTATACATAATTTAATATTATATTTTTAAATTTTATTATACTTTTATTATACTTTTATTATACTTTTTTATTATAATTTAGTTATTGTGTAATATTTTTAAATAAAATATATATTTACTATATTAATGGATTCTAAATTTCTATTATGTATATTAACAAGTTCTAATGAAAAACTATTAAAAGTATCATATAATAGTGCTTTAAATCAAGTTAATCATAATTTGAATTATACAATAGTTATAATAGTAAATAGTTTAAATACATCATATTATAATAGTGTATGTGAGGAATTTAAAAATATTGATGTAGAAATAATACAAACAGTATCTAATGGAAAACCTGGAATGGGTCATAATAGTGTTATAAATTTATTCAAAAATCGTTTACAATATGATTATATGCTACTTTTAGATGGTGATGATTTTTTATATCCAAGTGCACTAGAACAATTAAGTAAATGTTTTAAAAAACAAAAAAAAATAGATATGTTAGTATTAAAAAGTACTGATAAGTTAAAATATTTAGAAGAAAACAATTCAGATTTTTTTGATATTAATTTAAATAATAATTTTATAATATCTAGTAAAATTTATGTAGAACACAAATTATATCCATGGAATAATCAACATATGGGATTATCTAATTTTTTTGAAGATTCTTTATGTACACCTATTCGTCTTTTTTTACTAAATCGCACATTTTTTAATTATTATACAAATGAACTATTTCACAATGAGTGTAAACTATATGATGATTATTTAACTTTCTTATATTTTATTAGAGCAAGCGCTAATCCTAATTTAAATTGTTATATAATACCAGGAAAATATATATATTTATATAATAGTATTAATATTAATTCGGTAACACATAATACAAATGATGAAAATGATATGATATATTATAATGAACTAAAAAGCGAGTTTTCTGATATTTTACAAATTTTCAATTATAAATGGGATTTAACACAGTTACCTACATTATATATAAGTCATAAATATGATGTAAATTATACATATGAAATACATGAAGATCAGTACAATATTAGTATGAATATTAATTATAAAAATATATGTAATGATCCTAATTATATTTATTTAAAAAAAAATGGAATAAATATAATAAACAAATTAATACAAAGTTATTATGATATATGTGAAATAAATTTTATGAACAGTAACTATGAAAAAAGTTTATTTTATGCATCATTTTTTAATCAACATAATATTACTAACTCATATATTAGTTTTATTATTTTGTTTAGTATTCATATTTTACATTCAAAAACTATTGATACTTCAAATATAAATTTATTTAAAAAACATATAAATCCATCACTTATAT